ATTATACATCTGCCAAATTTTATGTTCGGCCTCTGTGTCCGTATCAGCCACAACAAAACCAACTGTCTTCAGACCGTTGAATCCATCAAACCCATACAACCAAATATTATCCGGCATACCTTTATCCCTCCAATTCTTCAACCAAACTCCAATAACTTTCGTTTTCATCAAGCCCATCTTTTTTATTCTCTTCGACAATTTCATCGGCCTTCTGTTCTGTTGTACAAATAGCTATTGTTTCTGTTACATTAAATCTAAATTCATCGTCATATTCATGAACTACTCTGTAAACTTTTTCGCCTGCTAAAAATCCTGGAATCTTTGTTACAAATCCGGACCATTCATGCACATCATTCCCAGATTCATCTGCTGAAAATATATCAAGCTGTCCTTCAATACTTAAAACCACACACATTCCATTATATTTTTTCAAATAATCAATGCAGAATTCCACTCCGTAGAACTGTAATGTCCCGGCATCTAACTCATCCCAGCTTTCCCATTTAAAGAGATCTTTTCCGCAAAATGTTTGAATGTTATTTTCTTCCACCTTCATGTTTTTTATCCTCCTCCATTAATACAAGGTTAACTGCTTTTTCAAATTTCGCACGTAACTCTGGATTGCTATCAACGACCTTTTTTCTACTATACCCAGCACTTCCATGTTTAGAAACATATCTCTTTTTCAGATTTGCCCAATTAATATTAGGATCTGTTTTTCTAAGCATTGCGTATACTTTGCGATAACTTATAGTGTAATTTGCGCTTTCATCATTTATCTTTTTTATTAGAGGTTGCATAACTAAATCGACTTTGCATGTATTTTTATACTTTTCAGCCATATCTGCTAAAGCACAATCGAAAATTGAACGCAATTGTTCATCTTCATAAATAACATCAAATGTAGAAACTTTAGAAATATTGGAATGTCTTCTTCTGTACTCTCTCTTCTCCTGGTCCCATACAATTCCATATGTTTTATTTATATAATCATATAAATATTTTAAAACACTATTTCGATCAGTAAATTTAGAACTTTCTGAAAGCTTGTCGACAAATTCATTCGTTCTTTTCTTCCAATCGTAATATTCCTGTTCTGTTGGTGATAAAACTTTCTTTTTATCTTCTTTTTTAACAGATATTGCATTGTTTAATTTAACCGGATCAGCATTCTTATTCATCATTGCTGTTGCAAACTTTCCCATTTCAGCATATAATTTATCAATCTTGTTATTAATTTCGTCGAGTCGATTTGAATAATCCGGAATTGTAGGCATCTGAATATCAGGAAATTGCAGTTGAATCATATTTCCCTGTGGTTTATATACCGGGATAATATCTTCTGTTGTTTTCTTGTCTCCTAAGAATGCAGCTGCAAGGACATCTTTTGCCTTTAACTGATAATCGATTAGTTTATTTACTAATACAGGATTTTCTCTCTGCATTGTTGGTGTGATAGCAATTTTAGCAAGCCATAATGGTACATAATCGAGATCAAGACAAAGAACCTTTGTATTTGAATTCCCAGATCCCAAGGAGTGAAATTTTACTCCTTGGGATATAACAACATCTTTCTGAATTTTCTTTCGTTCATTATCAATTTTATCCTCTCCAAAACCAATTCCTTGACACACCCATCGAACACCAACCCAAACTTTTCCGTCAGGATCCTGCGCTGCTCTTAACATATCTCCATGGAATTCCACATCTTTTACTATTAATTCGCTATTCATATTCGCTTTCCTCGCTTTTATCTATTTGATTAATTAATCCCAACCTACAATTGTTCTACCGTACTCATCAGCAGCTGCAAAATCCCATTCAATATCGCCATGCTCCATCTCCTCGTCACTAAATTCACTTTCAAAAGGATTTTCTCCTCGTCTAAGAAATTCAATTTCTTCTTCTGTAGCCTCAATCTCTTTGCATACTCTAAGTCGTTTTTCTACGGTAACTTCAATTAATTTTTTCTCTGGCTCTGGCATAATCCCACATCCTCTCTTTTATATTCGACAATCTTTTACTTCGCTTACCGGAAACAAAAGTAATTCTGTAATTCCATTTACTAATTCCTCTAATGAGGTAGCCCATCTATTATGATAACCATGAGTATCTTTCATATCGTCAGCATACCTGTACATATATTGTCTAGGTCGACCGTTCCATTTAATTCCTTCTGTATTGACATATACTACTGAATTATTTTCTGGATTCCTAATCCATCCACTGGTACCACGCTTATTCCCATTTACAGAAATTTGATGCAATGAAAACTCCATACCAGGTTTCTTTTTGTTAATTGCGTTTTTTAATTTTGTCGTTAAAATCAACATAAAATCACCTCCATTTTGTTTAATTAAATTTTAATAACTCAACCTTACAACTCTTCCATCACATAATTCCATAAAGTATTCATCATCCTCAACTAAGTCTTCTCCAAATTTCTCATAGTCAAAATATTTAGAAGAAATTGGATCATCATCTTTGACATATCCTAACTGCCAAGCTTCTTCGCGTCCAGCTTCTTCACTATTATCGTATACACAACTTACAATACTGCGATCTCTAAAGTCTTCTGCGTATTCATTAAATATCTCTTCAATATTACGATCTGATAAATTGTATTCTTCTTTTAAATATTCCATTTCGCTTTTCTGAATATCTTCAAAGAAAGCAAACGCTTCATCAGACTTTAATTTATCATAGATATGCTTGATAGAATCAATAAGTTTAATACCTGCTTTATATCGGTTATCACCCTTCGTGATTCCATAATCAAGTGCTTTGATAAATATATTGAATGAAATAATTTCTTCATATTCATCTTTTGTGAGAATTGTTTCAATTTCTTCATACTCAGAACTTCCCACCAGAATAACAACTTCCACATAATCTAATTGAGCTGAAATAGTGGTTACATTCAAATTTTGGACCGGCTGCATCAATATATGCGCAACAATCACGATCATCAGAATCTTTAACTCTATATAAAAATAAATGTTTGCTCATATAATCACCTCATTTAATACTTCCAGAAGAAAGAATTGTTGCAAGTCGTTCTTTCGCTTCTTCTTCAGTACCACGCATAATTCCTAATGTCATATGGCACTCTTCATTTTCCCTAGATGTTAAACATAATTTCCATTTACATGTACCATCTCGAAAATACTTAATTGCCAAAATGTACGCATAAAACAGCTTAGGATTTATTACCGCTGGATAAAACGAATAATATGCAGTTCCGGGATTCTCACCTCTTGGTATATCTTCCAACAATGTTTTCTTTTCTTCAAAATACTGATTCATGTCTGAATCCATTGTCGTAGCGAAATCTGCAATGTCTTCCGCTTCTCTTACTTCAATTTTCGGTACAATATACATACTCACATCTCCCTTACAATTGTATCGTATACCGGTCTGCAGATATTCAAAGCTTTCTGCATACACCGAATACTGTAATATCCTTCAATTTCTTTTTCTGTGTTCTTTCTATTGGCAGATACATTTTTTCCGGTTCCTCTAAGAATCGTGCAATCTTTTCGATTAGTTACAGTCCCTAATCCACCAATATTTCTTTTACCTGTCTGGCAGGCTCGGATACAATCCATAACAAATTCATTCAATGTATCAATATCTTTCTCCACATTGATAATCGGAAGCACCTGCGTTGCCCAAGAATAAGTTCCATCTCCTTTGTATAGATATCGGTTAATAGATTTCAAAGCAATTTTACCGCCGATATGATAATTTAAGTTACCAATGCTTCGTTTTCCAATTTCTTTCTGAAATTGCTTTACACGATTTGGTGATAATGTAATTTGACTTCCCTTTATCATAAATCCCAGGAACTTAAACCATTTATCACCTGTAAGGTATTCTACTTTCTTTGGATTCAATTTCATCGACATCTTATTTAATTCTTCTTCAAGAATACTCATGGCATTTTCATATTGAGTTCCAATGTATAAAATATCGTCCGAATATCTTACATACATACTAGCCATGTTAATGTGTGACTTTTCATAAAGCTTAAGATCAACATGATGCAACATTACATCGGCTAAAAATGAAGCTACCGCACATCCTTGCTTTAAACTCTGGTAATGTTTAATTAAATTTCCATCTGGATCAAAACAAAGGTCTGTATGATAATATTTTCGTAAAATTGTAATTACCTTTGATTTTCCAGTTCTCCTTTCCACACAATCAAATGCGTCATCGATAAATTCAATCGGAACAGAATCAAAGTACTTACTTAAATCTGCTTTGAATCCTAAAATATCATTTAAATGCTGATGTAAATCTGGTTGAAGTTTACGAGATATCTCCTGTACGACTTTGCCGCAGCCGATTCCCTTCTGATAACTTTTGCAAGCTGGATGAATCATATCTGAACACAATTCAAATAACAGATCGTTCACAATAGATAAAAAGATTCGATCAATATTTTCATTCACATATACTGTTCGAAACTCTCCATTGTCCTTTGGAATTAATGCCTGATGTGGCGGAGCAATTTCATAATTATCTTCCAGAATTGCCATTGCCAATCTTACTCTTGTCTCTGGACCACAAAGTTGACGCAGCTCTCCTTTATCAATTCCCTTGAAAAACCCTTTATTAATTGCTGCTTCCCATCTTTCTGCTTCAAACACTTTCTCTAGCAAAATATCCTTCATCTCATCACCTCATTTCTCTTGAATACATTTTCCATCTTTAATAACCAACACATCGGCTCCATCATCACAATTAATGAAAAGGTCAGATCCGTCTTCTAACACTGGTGCAAGTTCTTCAAACATTTCCATCATGACAGATTCCCATCCATAAGTGGCGTCAAATCCATTAGAGTAAGTAGTCCAACCATTATCATCATTAGCAACATCGAACATTCTTCCTATACCAATAAACACAGCAATCAAATCATCAATATCGTTAATGTCTAAGTTCTCTGATTTTCTATATGTATCCAGTCCATAATCAGTATGTTCCTCTTCTCCTCTGCTGATTTTTGCTTGCAGTATTTTAATTGCTTTATCCTTATCCTTGAATTTCATCTGTGAATGTATAGAATATACTGATCCCATAATTTAACTCCTTTCAACAAAAGCTCCATTTAGCAACTTCAACAACATAATCTGAACCAGCATCATCCTCAAGTTCAAGTTCCAACGTCCCTTCATTAAGAATATCCTGAAATCCATCATCGCTTGAGAGATAAGCGGTATTATCAAATAATAAAATATCGTTAATCATATGTAGATAACACATATCCCAAGTCATTGATAAATACCCGGTTACTGTATCAATAGTGTATTCAGTACAATCCCTGTCAATCGTATACACATCTCCAGATGGTAATGTTACTTTCGCTGTATTTACCATTACGTCATCTCTATTTGTTTTACCTTCAATAATTAGTCTCATCTATGTCATCCGCCTTTCCCCAAACTACTATCGCAGTATTATAACTATCCATAAAACCTCCATACTTACTGGTATCAAAACACCAATCATAATCACATCCATTTTCAATGGCTCTTCTAATATCTCTAGCAATTTCATCTACAATGTCGTCATTATCCGCAGCCTTTTCATATTCAGGTTTGTCATTTTCCTTACTTAATTTCAACAATGTTCGTTTTACTTCTTCTTTGTAAATATCCAACTGCTCCTCTCTCAATTCTGCATCCCAGGCAGCCCAAGCTGCCTTAATTTCATCCACTGTGAGCTGAATCTGCTTTCCATTTCTGGTAATATACACGTTTTGCATAATTATTCATCCTCACTTTCTTCGACCAATTCAATAGAATACGGAATATCAAGTTCCGGAAACGACTCTACCAATCTACAACCGATAATATCAAGCATTACATTATAAGCTTCGTCAGAAGAATTTTCAGTTACACACATTTTCCCAAGACACGGACCATCTATTCCGTCTGGTCCCATAAACACTTTGAATTCATATTCTTTTGCGTCATCCGACAGTTCCTTCACATCTTCTGGGGTAAATCTAAGATATGTTCTTGGATGAACATATGTAATTTCATCGGAACACTTTTTATACTTATATTTATAAACAGTAAGGCTGTCACCCATTCTCAAATTAATTGCTGGAAAATCTCTAAGTAATCGAATCTTACATTTTCCATTAAATTTCATTCTTCTACCTCTCCAAACAACGCTTCATATTCATCACATTCCAGATGATCCATAGCCCAGTTCTTTGCCCCTTCTTCAGTCAAAGGAATAATTCGAGATCCACCAGTACTTCCGCCACATACACTTCTTGCATATTCAGTTAAAGCACCACCTTCTCCGTACAGGAAATATTCTCCTGTTTTCTTAAGATATAAGGTTTCCTCACAATGATTGAAGTCAGAACATGGATATCCATTGCTCCAATAACCAATTTCTTTTGCCGTTTCTGTATCATATTTTCTTCCGTTAATGATTTTTTTCATGACCTAATCCTCCTTTTAATCAAAAACTTCTTGTATCGCAGTCCAATTTGAAATAGCATGATCAATATCTTCATACCATTGTTCATCATTTGAGTCGCAAGTACTTTCATACTCATATACTGGAACGCCAATTGTATCATCACATGTATTTAAAACTTTACCTATTGGGATAGGTTTTCCGTCTTTATGGAAATACACAATACCTGTAAGAAAATCTATCATTTCATCTTTATAATGTGGATCGCACCAAACATATACTTTATTTGATCGATCATTTTCTATTTTCCAAATACGTTTTAATTCTCTTGCAACATTACACAGCTTCAGCCACGCCATAGCATATCCCACAATCTCCGGCGCTGTAAAATCTACTGTGATCAATGTAGCTGCTTTTCTTTTAATAACTAATTTTTCTTATAAAAGCAAAGACTATGAATTGTAGAGTTAACCTAGCGTTAG